TGGTGTACCTGACTCCTTGATTCGTGATGAAGAAGAGCGTAAGCAGATAGTTGCAATGATGCAGCAAATGCAACAGCAACAGCAAGAGGTTTCGCTTGAGTAAACAATCTGCATACGTTCCGTTAGATGGAATAATGCGTCCTAAACAAAAGGATCAACAGATTAGTCAAAACATAGCGCAGATCTTTTCTAGCCCAACGGGTAAAGAAGTACTGCGCTATTTGCGTTCTATTACTATTGAAAGCGTATATGGCCCTAATGTTACTGGTGATGAGTTGCGTCACATGGAAGGCCAGCGTTATTTAGTTGGCTTAATTGAAAGACGAGTAGAACACGCACATAGGATTAAAAAAGATGTCTGAAGAAAGTTTAATTCAAGAAAGCGGTGCGTATGGCACAGCACCAGAAAACTCTGAGCCAGCGCCAGAAAGACCTGAGTGGCTTCCAGAAAAGTTTAACACTGGCGAAGATCTAGCAAAATCTTACAGCGAATTATCCTCTAAGCTTGGAGCTAAGGAAGAATCTATTCGTGAGCAGGTGATGCAAGAGATTCAAGAAAAAGCTTTTGAAAACAGGCCAGCATCTAAAGGTGAGTATGTATTGCCTGACATTATTGATGAAGATAGCTCTGTTGATAATGAGCTTCTTGATTGGTGGTCTACTCATGCATTTGAAAGTGGTATGAGCCAAGAAGAGTTCCAAGAAGGCATTGAAATGTATGCTAAGGCATTTGGTGATGGACCAGATCTTGAAGCTGAAGCTGAAAGACTTGGTGACAATGCCAATCAGCGCATTGAAGCTGCCTCTTTGTTTGCCAATCAATTTTTTCCCGCAGATGCGTTGCCAGCAATTGAGCGTATGTGTGAAACAGCAGACGGTATTATTGCCCTTGAGGCAATAATGGAGGCGACTAGAGATCCGTCACCAACAACAGACACGCAGCCATCATCTCAAATAACACAACAAAGTTTAGAAGAAATGATGAAGGATGAGCGTTATTGGAATGCATCAAAACGTGATTCTCATTTTGTTAAGCAAGTAGATGAAGGCTTTAAGCGTTTGTATGGATGATGAGGTAAAAATACTAACAAGGGGCGACTATTACATGACGCCCCTTAAATGGTTTCATCGGGAAGAGTTTAAAGAAAATCTATCCGAAGAAAACAAACAAGAGCTTGCTATGTTAGGGCATACAGATCTTGATGAAGTTTTCAATGTTATGAACGAAACTGCGCAAGCTTACGTTGTGCGGCGCACTGGCAAGCCACTTATATTTGTTGGTGGCATACTCTATAGCAATGGTGACACCGAGTTTCCTCAAATGTTTGCTTTGTTTTCAGACAAGATTAAAGATAACTTTAAGTTACTAGCTAGAGGCTCAAAGATGCTAATGAGCTTTTTTGACCAGAGCGAAATGAATATGTCTATGACTGTTTTAGCTAAGAATGAAGCTATGGTTCAGTGGGCAACATGGCTTGGATTTGAAGCTATCGGGGTACAAACATCAAATAATCACGATTATGTTGAATTTGTACGTTGCAATTTTAGTAAAAAAAATGTTTCACATGAAACATCAAGGCCCGTAATGCACTGAGCAGCCCGTTAGGATACCTGCATTGAAGTGATAAGCGGACACCCACGATACCAAATGCAACTTTAAAAAGGACTTCTTGAAATGGCTAATACTATTGAACAAGCCTTCATCAAGCAGTTTGAATCCGATGTGCATATGGCGTATCAGCGTATGGGTTCCAAACTGCGTAACACTGTACGGACTGCCAATGTAACTGGTTCGACTGTACGTTTCCAAAAAATTGGAACCGCTGAAGCAAGCACTAAGTCACGCAACGGCAATGTAACTCCGATGGAATTGGCTCACACCACTGTTGAGGCAACCATGTCAGATTACTATGCAGCAGAATATCTTGATAAACTTGATGAATTAAAGATCAACATCAATGAGCGTCAAGCTGTTGCACAATCAGCCGCAGCCGCACTTGGTCGCAAAACTGATAGCATTCTGATTACGGCAATGGACGCGGGTGCAAACTCAACTCAAATCCATGATACAAGCTCAGCTGTTGAAAAAGCAGACCTACTGTCTGTATTTGAAACATTTGGATCAGCAGATCTTCCAGAGGATGGACAGCGCTATATTGCTATGCATCCAAAGGGTTATGCTGACTTGTTTGCAATCACAGAGTTTGCTTCTTCTGACTTTGTTGGAGAGCAGAACTTGCCATATGCTGGCGGCATGACAATGAAAGAATTCTTGGGCTTCAAGATCTTTTCAACATCTGCTGTCGCTGCTGGTAAGAGCATGTGTTACCACACAACTGCGATTGGTTTGGGCATCAACTCTGATGTCTCAACTGAGATCAACTATGTTCCTGAGAAAGTTTCTCACCTTGCAACATCTATGATGTCTATGGGTGCTGTTGTTATTGATGACAATGGTATCTATGAACTCTTAGATAACAACACATAAGGGGTCTGAACATGGCTTATAATGCAGCAAATTTGACTCGCCTTGCTGGTGCGTCTAATGGCTCTCTTTGGTTCTACACTTCAGCGGATGCAATCGCTGCAGTAAATACTTCTGGTTACTTTAACGATGCAGCAAACATGCTTGCAGTTCGTGACGTAATTATTTGTGTAGACACAAACACGCCAACAACACACTTTGTTAATGTGTTATCAAACACTGGCTCAGTTGTTGATGTTTCAGATGGCACTGTCATCGTTGAAACTGACGGCGATTAATAGGGGTGGGGGCGCAAGCCCCCATACTTTCACATGGCGGTAACAAGTACTTCAGCAAACTCAGCGGTAGATGTATCAAGCCGCGCTCTTATCTTGATAGGTGCAGAGCCGATTACATCTTTTGATGATGGGAACAATGAGGCGCTTGTTGCTTCCAATATGTATGAAGACGTTGCTAGATCTTCATTAGTAAACTGTAGGTGGCGCTTTGCGACCAATCAATCAGTTTTAAATAGATTATCAGATACACCAACAGGACGTTATGATGCTGCCTATCAGCTTCCGTCCGACTCTTTAATGATTCATGCGGTTACAATCAACGATAGCCCAATTGAATATCAGACCTACGGTAATAAAGTTTTTTGTGACGCTACGTCAAACGAAACATTAATACTTGACTACACATTTAGGGCTGAAGAAGTTGATTGGCCTTCATATTTTGTAATGGCAGTAGAATATGAGCTTGCTGCTGTGTTTGCTGTAGCGCTTGCGCGGGATGCTAGTCTGTCATCTTTAATGGAGCAAAAAGGTCAAATAGCTATGATTAAAGCCAGAAACTTAGACGCGCAGCAACAGACAACAAGAAAGCTTTTGACAACACGTTTTGTCTCGCAAAGGCGTAGCTAATGCAAAAAGTAAGAGTACCTATAACTAACTTCCAGTTTGGTGAAGTTAGCCCATCGTTGTATTCAAGGACTGATACAGCTGTATATACAGCATCAGCGCAAAGAGTTGAGAACTTATTTTTACGCGCTGAAGGCGGTGTTATTAAACGCGCTGGTTTGCAAAACATCTACGCGTTTGACACTACCTATGACGCTACAAAGGTACAGCAATCTCGCTTGCTGCCTTTTATCTTCTCTGATGATGAACGCTATATTATATCTATGGAGCATCAAAAGCTAAGGATCTTTCAGATCAACGCAACCACTGGCGCTGTTTCCTTAATTCAAACTATTACACAAGACACAAACAGTGATGCGCTAAAGTTTACTCACACCTACATGCATGAGTTTACTTACGCTCAAGCTGGCGATGTAATGTTTATATGCCACCCTACATTTATGCCGCAACAAATTGTGCGTACTGGATTAACTACGTTTCAAGTAGAAACTTTTATTTTTGATGTGAAGTCGGACACTACTGAAATCTATCAACCTTACTATAGCTTTCATCCGCTTGACGTTACATTAGATCCGTCAGCGACAACTGGAACCGGTGTTACTCTTACAACAAGTGAGCCTTATTTTGATATAACGGGCAGCCAGTCTGGTGGTAATTACCCTGATTCTTTGCATGTTGGCGTTACATTAAAGTACAGAAACTCTGAAATAGAAATTACCTCTGTGCAGTCAACAACTCAAGCAACTGGCACGGTACAAGATAAGTTAGAAACACACCTTCAGCCAAATGCCTTTAGGACAACTGAGGGCAATGCTGATATTGAAGTTACGTTTGTTAATCATGGCATGAAGGTAAACGACAGCATTATTATTTCTCACGCTGGTTCTATTGGTGGTATATCTAACAATCAAATTAATGGCACAAGAACTGTAGCTTCTATTGTTGATGATGATACATTTATTTTTGCAGCTGGTGCTAATGCGAATGAATCTGTTGATGGTGGCGGCACACCTAAGATAGAAACTCATGCGCCTACTTCAATTTGGGCAGAGCAATCTTACTCTGCTCTTCGTGGCTATCCTTCTGCAGTTACCTTTCATCAGAACAGATTAGTATTTGCTGGGACATTAGCGCAGCCAGATACTATTTGGTTTAGCAAGTCAGCCTCATATTATAACTTTAATATATATGAAGCGCGAGATAATGACTCTATTCATCTGACTGCAAGCGTTGGTGAGGTAAACCAAATCCGTCACATTGTTTCTAATCGTGACCTACAAGTGTTTACTAGTACATCGGAAATGTATGTTCCAGCTTTTACCAATCAGCCACTTACGCCGACTAACGCACAGATAAGAAGGCAGACACCATTTGGGGTAGATTTTGTTCGCCCTCAATCTCTTGATGGCGCAACGCTATTTGTACAAAAGGGCGGAGCAATTATAAGAGAGTATTTGTTCTCTGATGCTGAGGCTGCATATACTGCTGTACCGATATCTTCTTTGTCTTCCCATTTAATCAAGACGCCTGTGGAAATGAACACGCTCTACGGAGCTATAGATCGCTCTGAGAGCTATGTGTTTGTCATTAATGCTGATGGTACAATGGCAGTATTTAATTCTAATAGGGGAGAGCAACGCGCTGGCTGGGCTGAGTTTACAAGCCAAGGGAAGTTTCATTCTTGTATAACTGTAGATGACAGGGTATTTGCTAATGTTGTTTTTAACACTGGCGCGGGAACTCAAAAGATTCACCTTTGCGAATTTGATTCTACCTACAATACAGATATGTCGGGAACATATACCGGCACGGCTGGTGTCTTTGATGTATCTGCCGATTTTGCCAACGGTGCTGTTGTTAATGTTATTAGCGGAAATAACTATGTTGGCGAGTTTACTGTTGCGTCTGGGAATGTAGATGTTTCTTCAATTGATAACACGCTAACAAGCGTTGAGATTGGGTATAAGTTTAATGTTAACCTCAAGACCAACCCGATAGACGTTCAGTCTGGAAGTGGGCCTGTTACTGGTCGCCCACGAAGCCTTGCAAGCGTTATTGTTGATTTAAACAC